ATCAAATTATTCGGAGGTTAGTCGCAAATGGTACGAAAGACGATTGAAACGTGGCTAGATAGCCTGAACTTGAACCTAGAACAAATGGTCCTTGCAGGGTTAGCCCTCTCACTGGCCTCTCAGTTCGATTCCGAGGCGAATACGTCGACCGCAGCTGAGTTACGCAAGACTGTGCTCGAGATATCGCGCCAAGTCAAGGGCCAGACCGCAGAATACGATCCATTAGCCGAGTTGCTAACGCGCTAATGCTCCAACTGCCTGCCCGGTTCACACCGCCTCTTGTGGAGGACTTCATAACCGACGGCGACCGACTTATCGAGCTCATGGAGTTATGTTGGGTCACACCCGAGACCGACGAGCCTATCCAACTGGACGAATGGCAGAAGTGGCTACTCAGGCACATTCTCGAACGCTACCCAGACGACCATGCGGAATACCCTGGGGAACTTCGTTACCGCCAAGTCCTAGTGTCCATGGGACGCCAAAACGGCAAGACCGTTGTCGGAGGTGGCCTTGCGCTCGAGTCCATGCTCTTTCAGAAAGGCGACGTGACTTCTATCGCCTCGAGCTATGACCAGGCGACAATTATTTACGATCGAGTCAAACACGTAATCGACGCACACGGTTGGCTGGCTAAACGCTTCAAGCGCACAACCGAAACCCGAGGTATCGCCAAACAGGACGGCACCGGCAAGTACAAAGTCAGCCCGGCTAAAGAGGGCGCGCTTCAGGGAAAGCCGTTCGTTCGTGTAATTCTCGACGAGGGCCACCTCGCCAAGAAAGGTATCTGGACAGCCGCTACAAAGGGCACCACGGCCCTATCAGACGCCATGGTCATAATGATTACAACCGCCGGCGACCAGACCTCAGAGACGCTCATAGAACTTTACAAGTCAGCCGCTAAAGCAATCGAAAACCCTGCAACTAACGAACGCTTCGGAGCGTTTATTTGGGAGGCTCCGACCAGCGCACCGATTGACTCTGCCGCGGCAATCATGACAGCGAACCCTGCAATCGCTTGTGGACGTATCCCCATAGATCGCGTTCTGTCCGACATTCTTACCCAGCCCGAACATGAAGTTCGACGCTACACGATGAACCAGTTCATCTCTGGCACAGCTGCTTCATGGCTACCAGGCGAGCTCTTTAAGGCCGCGACCGGTCAGGGAATCTCAAACCAGCATGGCGTTGTCTTTGCCGTCGATGTTTCTCGAAACTGGGAGTTCGCAACTATTGCAGCTGCAAACTCTAATGGCGTCATTCAAGAGACCGAGATAGTGGCTTCACTCGTCGCGCCAACCGAGCAGCAGCTCTTCAACGAATTGACTCGCCTCTATACGCAATACTCACCTCGAGCAATCGCGATGGACGACCGTAACTTAAACAGCCTGGCAAAGCGCATGAAGTTGGCTGGCATTCCAGTCTGGTCATTGTGGACTAAGGAAGTTAGCCAGGCTTGCTCCGCCGTCTATGCCATGTTTGCCACCGGCACTGTCAAGCACAATAACGATCCGTTACTTGTAGTTCAAACCCAGAACGGCGTTACCAAATACTCTGGCGAGACTTGGCTCATTAGCCGAGAGAAGTCCAATGGCGAGATAGACGCTCTAATTGCGACGGTGTTTGCACTGTACGTTTCGAGCCGAGCACTCACTCCTGGCATACAAGTTTTTTAGCGCGACACGCCTCAAATGCAAAGCATGTCCTTGCATGGCCTAGACTTGTGGTATGGCAACTATTTGGCAACGCCTCACAGGCCGTGTTGAAGAAACACGCGCAGTTCAGCCGACCGTTCCGTCTCGAGCTGCAACTTATGCAACCCCAGAACTTGCGCTATCGCTAACGGCCGTCTACCGCGCCGTTCAGATCATCGCAACACCGATTAGCAAAATGAACCTACGCACGTTCCGTTATGCGACCGGTATGGAAATGCAAGTCGAAAACCCAGTCCTTGTAAACAAACCAAACATCTTGGAAAGCCGCCGCGACTTCCTATTCCAGACCGTCGTCGCTCTTGGCCTCGAGGGCAACGCATTCTGGCTAAAGAGCTTCGGCTCTTCTGGCCAAGTAAACAACCTCACTCTCTTGCCAGGCAACTCTGTCAGCATTCAGTATCTGGATAGCAACGACATCACTCGAGGCGTGGTCTATTACTACATGGGCGTGAAGTACACCCAAGACCAAATGGAGCACCTCAAAATCTTCAGCCGCGTTGGATTCTTGAGAGGGCTTTCACCTATTGAAACCTGCAACCGAGACATTGCCTCGGCCCTAGACTTACGCGACTACGCTGCTAACTGGTTCAGCGCGGCTGGAGTCCCGACCGGTATCTTGACCACAAACCAAATGCTCAACCCAGCTGACGCTGAGAGCATTACCGCAACCTGGCACAACAAGCAACAGAACCGTCAGGTTGCAGTATTGGGCAACGGCTTTGACTACAAGGCGATCTCTTTGACGCCGCGCGACGCTCTCTTTACAGACACCCAGGAGCAGGCCGTTCGCCAGATTGCTCGTCTCTATGGTGTACCGAGCAGATTGTTGTTGACCAGCGTACCTGGGTCTTCTGACACATATACCAACGTGCAGGACGAGAACCAGGTCTTCTACCGCCACACACTCATGGCCTACACAGACGCAATCACAGACGCACTTAGCAATTGTCTACCTCGAGGCAACAGAGTCGAGTTCGACTTTGAGCACCTATTCAAGGCAGACATCTCAGCTCGTTACGACTACTACAAGACCGGTATCGACGCCGGGTTCCTAACGCCAGAAATGGTACAAGTGAAAGAGGGCCTAAATGGCTGAAATGGAAACACGCGAATTTGAAGTTCGCGCTGATCTAGAGGAGCGCACCATAACTGGTCTAGCCGTTCCATACGGTCAGGACGCAAACATCGGCGGCCAGTACACGGAGCGTTTCGTTCCAGGAGCAATTAGCGACGTAACCGACGTCAAGCTCTTCTACGGTCACGAAGAACCAATCGGCAAAGTGCTCTCAGGGCGCGACACCGACGCAGGTTACGAGATAACCGCAAAAGTTTCAGACACCGCTCGAGGCAACGAGGTTATGACCCTCATGCGCGACGGCGTCTTGAATAAATTCTCTGTCGGATTCGTTCCGCTCGAAAGTGAGCGCGACGGTTCAACAGTTACACGTACAAAAGTCACTCTAAAAGAGGTCTCAGTCGTGCCGTTCCCAGCATTCGCCGGGGCAAACATAACCGAGGTTCGAGAGGACGGCGGAACCCCTGCCGAGACCAGCGAACCGCAACCAGAACAGGAAAACCCAATGTCAGAAAACATTGAGCTTGACGTTCGCGCCGTTCAGGATGAAGTTGCGGAAATCCGCCGCCTCGTCGAAGCCGGCCAGACCGTCGCAACACCAGCACCACTTGGCGGCGAGTTCCGCAGCCAGGGCGAGTTCGCTAAGGCTCTCGTAGCCGGCGACATCAAGGCACAAGAGTTCGCTCGCACCGCTTCGACTTCAGCTGACGCTGCAGTAGTTGCACCATGGTTCGGCTACATCAACACCTTGATTGCGAACAACCGTCCAACCGTTTCAGCATTCAGCCGCGCAGCTTTGCCTGCAACCGGTCTAACCGTTGAATACTCGAAGATCGACGCCAACACTCTTGACGTAGATGTTCAGGACCCAGAGAACGAAGCCCTAGCATTCGGTAACTTGACTTTCGAGACCGTTTCAACTCCAGTGAAGACCTACGGTGGTTACACCTCGTTCTCACGTCAGTACGTTGAGCGTTCACAGGTCAACACCCTTGACCAGGTATTCCAGGGTCTAGCACTTGCTTACGCAGGCGCAACCAACGGTGCACTTGTAACCGCTCTAGGTGCACTCGACTACAACGGCAAGACTTTCGACGCTGACGGTGGAACCGCAGCTTCATTGGCTACCGGTATCGCAAATGGTGCAGCTTACATCTTCACAAACACCGGTCTACGCCCAGAGTTCATTCTCACCGGCACCAGCGGCTATGTGCAGTTGGCTACCATTGCAGCAGGCGACGGACGCCCAGTCCTATTGTCTGACGGCAACGGCAACAACAACATTGGTACCGCCAACATACCTGGACTAGCTGGTTCAGTATTCGGCCTACCAATCATCGTTGACCCAGCGATCGGTGCAAACGTTGTATACATGGCTAACAGCGCAGCTGTTATCACCATGGAGTCAGCAGGCGCTCCAGTTCGTCTAACCGACGGCGACATCACCACGCTAACCGACAGCGTTTCTGTATACGGCTACATGGCCATTGCAGTTCCACGCTTCGGTGCAATCGTCAAGCTAGACGTAACCGCGTAATTCAAATGGCTGTGACGTTGGCAGAGTTCCAGGCGTATGTCGGAACCGAAGAAGTAGACTTCCCCACTGAGTGTTTGGCTGCAGGGCTCGCCCTGGTCACTCGCTACATTGGCGCAGTCACTACGGTTCCGAACGACATCAAAGACCAGGCGACTTACATCGCTTCGTCGGAACTCTTCCACCGTCGCTCCGCTCCGCAAGGCGTTGCACAGTTCGCCTCAATGGACGGCACACCGGTTCGCGTTGCACGTGATCCGATGATTGCCGTTTACCCACTACTCCAGCCCTACACGAAGTATGGAGTATGACAAACGAGATTACAGCCGCAAAGGTCGAGTTCAAACTCGATCTAGTAGCAGGCGGAATAAACGTTCTGGACTATGTGCCAGAGCGCATAACACCGCCAATCGTAATCATGAACAGTGGAGTACCGTACCTAAGGCCCTCGAGCATTAGTTCCGAATACACCATGAACCTTGAACTTGTCTGTGTTGCAGCTACGGCTACAAACAAACTGGCAACGGAAAGACTTGACGAGCTCCTAGAGTCAGTCATAAACGCTTTGCCCGGCTACGTCCGCATGATAAGTGCAGGCCAACCGTTCAACCTACAAACCAACAACACCGAGTATCTTGCTTGTTCTGTGCAAACAGACGTGCAGATCACAATTTAGAAAGGCTCCAGAAATGGCTGCATCAACGCGCATTACGGCGCAAAACATTCTCTTCAAGATTGCAGGCACCGAATACGCTTGCGACGCTAACTCAGTCGTACTAGAGCTAGGCGACGCCCCTGGCGACGTCCAGACTTTCTGTGAGGTTCGTGTTGGCGGCGAGTGGGCTCTTACTCTCGCAGGTATCACTTCAGGCGAGTCAGGATCTCTTTACCAGGTGCTCTGGACCAACTTCGGCTCAGACGCATCATTCCTAATCGCACCTAACGGCAACGCAACCGCAACAGCCAACGAACCTCACTACGAGGGAACCGTTGTATTCAACCAGTTGCCACCGCTAAACCTAACTTCGAACGAAGTAGTCCAGTTCTCTGTAACCCTACGAGTCAAGAACACCGGCCTCGATGTTGCAAACGACCTTTACTACGGCGTAGAAAAAGTCACCGCATAACAAAAGAATGTCCAACACCTCGGGAATCAAGGTCAAGGGTCTTCGCAGTTCTATCAAAGCCTTACAGGCTATCGGTGTCGACGCTGCAGAAATCAAAGCTGCAGGTAATGACGCCGGTGAGATAGTTGCTCGCGAGGCCCGAAACCTTGCACCTGTTCGGACTGGAAGTCTACGAAGCACAATTAGGACTTCCAAGGCTCTAAACAAAGTTACGGTTTCAGCCGGTAATAACGGCAAGGTACCTTATGCCAACCCGATTCACTGGGGCTGGTTCAAGCGCAACATCAAGCCACAGCCATTCTTTATCAAGGCCCTTGGTATCACGCGCGACGAGGTGTACCAAAACTATTACCGCAACATAACTAAACTAATAGACACAAACTCTACGAAAGGCACAGATGAGTAGCGAAAAAACCATTCTCGACGTTCTAACCATGGACGAGATTGAACAGCTCGAGAAACTAACTGGATCATCAGTAAACACTTTGTTTGCCAAGGGCGAATTCCCTGGGCGAGCGTTGAAGTTCTTGGTGTGGCTATTGCAGATTCGCACAGACAAGAATGCCAAGATTGAAGCAGTTGGTTCAATGACATTCACTGAAGCAACTAACTGGGTAACGGAGTACCTTGCCGACCCAAAAGCACCAGCCTAAAAGAGAGTGCTGACCGAATGGCCCAGTTCTGTCTCGCAACAGGACTAAGTCCCGAAGTGTACCGCTCTCTAACGCTGCAAGAGTACAGGGCTTTCGTTGAAGCCTATGAAGAGAGGAACGGCAGATGAGCTTAGTTCTTAACGTCGAAATCCTTGGCGAGTTCAAGAAACTTACAGCCGCGACTCAGGGCGCACAAGGCTCTCTCGGTAGCATGCAGAAAAAAGCCGGCGATGTCAGTAAGAAAATAAACAAAGCATTTGCCGCCATTGGTATTGGTCTATCGTTTAGAGTCATAGCCAACGAGCTCGAGGAAGCAACTAAAGCCGCAATCGAAGACCGCAAGAGCCAAGAACTTCTCGCGCTTGCCATGATGAACACCGGCAAAGCAACCGACGACTCAGTCAAAGCGGCCGAGGCTTCTATTGCCAAAATGCAGATTCAGGCAGGCATAGCCGACGACAAACTTAGACCAGCATTCCAGAAACTATTCATCGCCACCGGCGACGTCACACAGTCAAACAAGCTCATGCAGATTGCCCTCGACGCAAGCGCGGCAACCGGTAAAGATTTGGACACCGTTACACAAGCCATGGCAAAAGCCCTGGCAGGTAGCGACACCGCTCTTGTCAAACTTATTCCTAGCCTAAAAGGAACCAAGGATCCAATTGAGGCTATGGGCGCAGCTTTCAAAGGCGCGTCTACCGAGGCGGCAAACCTTGACCCATACCAAAGAATGCAAGTTATCTTTGGAGAGATTCAGGAACGACTGGGAACTGCTCTCTTGCCAATCTTGGAAGACTTCGCGGAATGGATGATGTCACCTCCTGGGCAAAAACAACTCAAAGAAATTGCAGACGCGGCCTACGATGTTCTAACTCAATTGGCTGGCGTCGCGAAGTGGGCTATGGCCAACAAGGACTGGCTATTGCCTCTAATTGCCGGTGCCGCAATCTTCAAGGGCACCGTGGACGGAATCGTTGGAGTCACGAAAGCCGTTGAGGGTGTTACCGCTGCAATGACTCTTCTAAAAGCAGCTCAAGCGGGAACTGTATTGGCTGGTCTCGGCTTCCTTGGAATCGGTGCAGCTGGTTCTGCCGCCGGTGCCTACTTAAATGAGCAAGCCAAAACACAAACAAACAATATTCTCTTTGCAGGTGGAACCAAGGAAGACCCATTCGCAGGCCTTGGCAAAATAGGTTCTAATGGTTTCGTTGCGAAACCTGCACCTGTACCTGGCAACGCAGCTCCGGGTGCTCGAGGCAACGTAAACGTGACAATCAACACTCCAAGAGTCAATGCGCAAGACATCGTGAACACAATAAACAACGCACAAAAGAATGGGTACACCGGGCAAATCACAATGCCTACGAGGTAATCATGGCAGTCATAGCAGACTTCGACATCGCAACCGACCTCAAGGTCGAAATGCTTCTTGCCGACGCGGCACCGAATACATTCGTACTAGGTATCAGCCCACTTGGCGGCTCAAATGTACTAGGTGACGACGCTTCAGGCAATGTTATCTGGCAAGACCTAAAGTGTGAAGTAAACCGAGTTCAGACAAGTATCGGTGGATCTATTGCCTCGAACGTATTCTTCCAAGCCGACTCTGGAAAAGCCACAATCCAAATGCAGAGCTGGGAGTTTGATCCAAATAACTATCCTTACATTCGCCCAGGTATCGAGATAAGAGTCCGAGTCGCAAAGGGAGCATACAACTTCGTCCTTTGGCATGGAACCCTCGACGACATAAACGTGACCTACGCTCCAGACCAACAGAATCAAATCACAGTAAACGCAACCGACTTCTGGGCTTTGCTTGTAAACCGTCGATTCGATTACACTCCAGCCGGTGCAATCAAACCGAGCTACGCAATTGGCGAAGCAATAAACGACGTTGTTGCCACAGGTTTCAACATCGGCTACGCAGGCGTCACAATACTTGACGAATGGTTTATGACAGGCACAGCCCAGGCAAACACAACCTTTGGCGCGGTAGCCGCAGACGCCCTAAACACAGGACTCGGTTTCACCTGGATCAACCCAAATGACGAGCTTCTCTACTACAGGCCACGCTCGGCTTCGGGAGTGGCCGTTTACACAATTGGAAACAACCATGGCGACCCTAACCACCTTTGCATGGCAGACCTTGACTCAGCTATGCAATCAGAGCACATCTTCAACACGGTTCTGGTAACCCAAAAGTATGACGCAACGCCATTCTCGGTGCTCTACGAAGACTCAGACTCAATAGACTTATTCGGGCAACGCTCGGAAAACTTCACAGTAGACCTCGACACCACAACTGACGCAGACGCTTGGGCCGCGGCGGTATTTACACCAAAAACAATCACAAACGTCCAAAGCGTAGTAACGCCAGCCGTCAATAGAGACAGAGACCTAACCGAGGCAATAGAGTTCATGCCAGGCGACTTCGTTGGCGTCTACTACGTGACAGACGAAATGAATATCGACACAACCTACACAGTGACAAGGGTGCGTCATAGCATAGATGTAAACAATTGGTTCACTACCCTAGAAGTATGGAAAGAGTAAAACATGGCCGGCTGGTTTGACTTTGTAAACGGACAGACGCTCCCAGCGTCTCGAGTCCAGGACTATCTCATGGATCAGTCCGTTATGGTCTTTGCCAATTCCACAGCTCGAACGACTGCGCTCTCAGGAGTTGTCAGTGCCGGAATGGTGAGTTACCTACTTAGCAGCAATGACCTATGGGTTTACAATGGCAGCGCATGGGTTCTTGTAAACCCTGCAGAGCCTCCAGTAGTATTCCCAGACATCGTCAGCCCAATTCTCTTGATCGGAGCATAAAAACATGGCAATCACATACAAAGTACTCGGACAGACACACCCAGCAGGTACTGCGGAAACAAACGTTTATACAGTCCCAGCTTCCACTCAGGCAATCGTCTCAACTATGTCAATCTCAAACCTAAGCGCGGCTCCTGCTAACGCTCGAGTCTGGGTAAGAATTGCCGGTGCAGCGACTGCTTCTGTAAACGCAATCCTTTACGATGTACCAGTCGCCGCTAACAGCGTCGCGGCATTTACTCTTGGTCTAACTCTTGGCGCAACCGATATCGTGACCGTTCGTACCGGTACCGGTTCAGTTCTTACATTCCAACTATTCGGAAGCGAAATCAGCTAATGTCAGTGACAGTATTCCCAACGCCTGCTGGTGCAACCGTCCAAACTCAAAAAACTGACATAGTTACTACCACTGGTACCTGGACATCACCAGCCGGTGTTACCAAAGTAGACGTGCTAATCGTCGGTGGTGGCGGTGGCGGTGGTGGAGCAGGCGCAACCAATAACTGTGGCGGTGGCGGTGGCGGTGGTGGAGTCGTGCAACAGACCATATCAATCTCAGCTAGCACTGCTTACACAATTACAATAGGAGCTGGCGGATCAGCAGGAACTGCTAGCAACTCCAGTCCAGGTGGTAATGGTACCAGTTCAACTTTTGGATCATTACTAACAGCGTTGGGTGGCGCAGGTGGTTGGTCCTCTGGTGGTACTCGACCTACACAGGGTACATTCGCTTCGGGTGGCGGTCAGGGAAACCCGACGGCTGGTGCAAATGGTGGTTCAGGTGGTGGTGCAGGTATATATCCACTACCTACTATTTCAGCTGCCGGGGCTTTATCGCAGAACATCACAAACTTTGCTCAAGGAGTCTTTGTTGCACAAGGGACCTTCGGCTATAACCTCAACGCTCTAAACATACCTGGTAATGGCGGTCTAAATGGTTACGGTTCGGGCGGCGGAGCCGCAAGCACTACTACCCAAACAGTTCTTACAATTCCCGGCGGAATAAACGCAGGTATTGGTGCTATGGACTCGACAGCGGCTATAGCGGCAACAGCAAACTATGGTGGTGGCGGTGGTGGTGGCACAGTCAGCGCAGCAAGCGTCAACAGATTAGCGAGTGCAGGCGGTTCAGGTGTTTGCATTATTAGATATTGGAGTTAGACATGGCACACTTTGCAAAAATTGAGAATGGCATAGTTACTCAGGTTGTTGTAGTTGACAACTCTGAAGAACTTCGAGGTCAAGAATACTTAAACAGTATTGGCCTTCAGGGCACTTGGGTTCAGACTTCATACAACGCTAACTTTGGCAAAAAGTTTGCAGCTATCGGCGACACCTACGTTGCAAGTACCGGTAACTTTAAATCGCCACAACCATTCGCTTCATGGAAATGGAACGCTACTGACTGGGTTTGGAAAGCACCGAAAGATTATCCAACTGACGGCAAAGGCTATGTCTGGGACGAAGAACTAACCGCTTGGGTAGAAGCCTAAAATGCCTGAGACAACCGATAGAGAGCTGCTAATCACAATCATCAAAGACTTGGCAACACTCAAGGCAGAGATGAATGGCTACAAGCAACTTGAGCGCGACGTCCGTGAATTACAAAAGAAAATCTATTTATTCATGGGCTTCGCCGGTGCTATCGGTGGATCAATAGTCGCAATCGCACAGGGAGTAATGACCAATGTCTAAGCAAGTAACCGTTCAAACATTCCACCCAGGCAAAGTTTCGCGCATGGGCGAGAAATTCGGCACACACTCAGACACTCGCAAGAAACTAGGACTAGGCCCACACCGAGGCCTGGACTATTCATTCCAATCAGGCACACCACTTCTGGCAATCGGATCAGGCCGTGTCAAGAACATCGGACACACCAGCGTTCTCGGTTACTTCATCGAGATCAGCGCACCGGTCATAGTCAAGGGAAAGCTCGAGGTCAAAATCTTTGGCTACTACCACCTGCTAGAAGACCAGGAGCAATTCTGGAAAGTTGGCGACCCAGTAAAAGGCGGCGAAGTTCTCTGCAAGTCTGGGAACACCGGCTCTGCCACATCAGGCGCGCACCTGCACCTAATGGCCGGTGACAAAATCAACCTGGCAACCAACCCAGTCGAAGACCCACTGCCGCTCATCGAGGCCACACTCACGCCTCAGACCATAACCGTTGAAGAGGAAGAGAAACCAGTTGTCAAAAAAACAGCTGCTAAAAAGCCTGCTAAAAAGTAGCCCAATCAAAAGAGTGCTCCGTGTCGGCGCGTTCGCTGTAGGGGCAGGAATCGCCTTTCTAGGGGCTGGAAGCATTCAGGGGCTACAACCACTCGAATCTGCCCAGTTCGGGGCTACAGGAGCCGTTCTAGGGCTTGCTATGGCACTTCTATTCACCTACGCTGGCAAAGGCAACGTCCCAGACGACGACTTCGACAACTCAATCAACTCCGCAATCGAAACGGTCAATTCCAAGACCAAGAAAAGTGACAAGTAAGCCCTATACTGTGAGCACCTATCACAGAAAGGCCTGACATGGCATTCATACCAGCAGATTACGAACCAGTAGATTCACGAATCCACCGCTTCTGGCTCGAGCACCCAGAGGGTCGCATTCACACCGAGATCGTGCTAATAAACGAAACCGAGATAGTTATCAAGGCCAGCGTTTACGCAGACCGAGACGACACTCGCCCGGTGTCAATCGACTTCGCACAAGAAACCCGAAACTCGACACCGGTAAACAAGCTCTCATTCGTCGAGAACTGTGCCACATCCGCAATTGGACGCGCACTTGCTACCTATGCCTATTCGCCAAAGGGCAAGAGGCCAAGTAAAGAGGAAATGGAAAAGGTCCAGCGCGGCGAAATCCACAACGTCCGAGAATGGGAAACCGAACTCGACGTACTCAAAGCCGAAAAGAACCTAGTCGGTCTGCGAGCACTCCGCAAAGACGCAGTCAGATCACTAGCCGCTAAAGAGTTCATCGACGCCATTGACGCAGCTGGCAAAGAAATCAGCGACACGCCGTAAATTGAAACGCCTCCCGGCACACAGAAACCAGGAGGCGGTGACTAGGATAAATCCGGTCACGAACCAAATCATACAGGAAAGACACACAGATGAGCGCAGAAGCAATGAGTGCCGTATTACACCACTCGCCAAGCACAGGCACCGCCAAAGTTATTCTCTTGGCAATCGCCTGGCACACAAATGACAACCCAGAACTCGGTTGCTACCCGTCACAAGAGACACTCGCCAAGTACGCAAACACGTCGGTTAGAACCGTTCGACGCGCCTTGACCGAGCTTGAGTACATCGGTGAAATCGAGATTCAGAGACACGGCGGAATAGCGGCAGGGTCATCACCGACTAACCGTTACTTCATCAGAACGGACTGTCCAGAGTGGTGTGATAACACTCTCTGGCACCGAGACTTATCCACAGGCCGTTTAGTATTACAGGACATTCTTGACCGCAATACAGGACATTCCTGACACCATTAGCGGACACTTGTGTCCTACAAATAAAACTTAATTATAATTAAATAAAACTCTTAAATAATCATATTAGAAAGCCTGTGGATAACTTCC